CTCTGTGCTGGTGATGTAGCTCTACCATTTATGCCTAAGAGTTTTGAAGAAGAATTAAGAACTTGTAGACGTTATACTTTTGCATACTTTTGTGCTTCTGAACTAGACCCAATCGGTGCTGGTTTGTGTGATACAACTACAAGAGCTTTTTTTGTTGTTCCTCATAAAGGTATGAGAATCTCACCAACACTAACAGCAACGGCTAGTGACTGGGTTATAAAACAAGCTGGAGGTTCAATAGATGTAACTGCCATAGCCATTGGCTATGGACAACCAGACGCAAGTGCTATTTATGCAGATGTTGGTTCTGGACTTACAGCTGGACACGGAGCGTTTTTAGGTGCTGATGCAACAGGTAATAGATTATTATTGCTAGAATCTGAATTATAAATCTATGAATAAATTATTTATTAAAAACAAAATATGACTTGGACGGTAGGTGATATTTCATTAAGTGAAACACTAACAGATAACGACCATTTGTATCCAATTCATATAAATGAGTTGAGAACCTCTGTTGATACTTTAGAAACTTCAACAAGTGATTTGGAAACTACTGTTGATACTTTAGAGGACAAATCTTTAAACATAAGCGTTTATAATGTTAAAGATTATGGTGCTATTGGTGATGGTACAACTGATGATACTACTGCAATAGATAATGCTTTAACAGCAATAGCCGATTCTACTTCCCATTCTGGAATACTATATTTTCCATCTGGTATTTATAGAAGAACAACAGTAATTGCTATTGTTGCGACTACAAGTCATGTAAATATAATTGGTGATGGAATGAATTTATCTCAGATTAAAATTGATGCTGATGTTAATGGAATAACGGTAGATAACTCAAGTACATCTGATAAATGTTTCACAATGAGAGATATTTCATTATCCACTACTCAAACTTCTGCTGATAAAGTAGCTCTTACACTAACAGGTCATGATTCACAAGAAACTAGTTTTGTTATAGAAAGAGTTAATTTTAAAGGTAGTGATTTATACCCTACAACTAAGTATTGGAATACTGGAATTAAATGTATTAATGCTTTTTATACTGATATTAGATCTTGTTGGTTTCAAGGAGTTCAATCAGATAGAACATTATCTAAATATGGTGTTTTATTAACCGGAACAAGTACAAATGTTAAATTAATAGGTAATAATTATTATTTTCTTGATTGTGGTATTGATAATATATCTGGAAGTGGAAGTGAAGGAATTACTATTACTAATTCACATTTTGTTCAAGTTTCTTCTGGTTGTATATGGACTGCTAATGGTAATTTATTACATTTTGAAGGTAATCACGTTGAAGCAAGTGAATATGGGGTAAATATAAATACTGGTGGGAATACTTGGGGTAGATTTTCTTCAATTGCAAATAATTTCTTCTTATTAACTGGTTCTGAGGCTACAAAAATAGGAATTATAACTGATGCTAATTATACGACAATAACTGGTAATTCAGTTTTAGTAGAAGCTGCTGCTACTGGTTCTAGATATGGAATAGTTTTGGCTGATGATGCTGATTACTGTTCTGTAACTGGAAATATTTTAGTTAATTGTGCTAATGTTGGTTTATGGGTTCAAACTAGTGCAACCGGAAATAGTGTAGTTGGAAATACTGGTGAACTTAATGGAACTAATTTTACTGATGATGGTACTGGTACGCTTAAATCAGCTAATTTTACATAATATGAAAAAAATAATAAATTGGATTAAACAATTATTTACTCTTAATTGCGATGAATCACATCCTAATAATTATTTATAAATAATGAAAAAGTCTTAATACAATAAGACATTAAACAAACAATACAATGGCATACTATCTAAAACTAGAAACAGGTGATTATTTACTCCAAGAAAATGGAGATAAAATCATTCTTGATGGATATGAACAATATACAATCACTAAAGACCTTTCTTATAAAGTAAAATCAACCCAAACAGTATCTAAAGGATTAACTTATAGTATAAAAACTACAAGTATAGTAACTAAAGACTTAGCATATAAAGTTTCTTATACTTCAACTATATCTAAAGGACTTAGTTACGAAGTAAATGCTTTATCAATAATAAGTAAAGATTTAGGATACAAAGTTAAATCTACACATTCAATAAGTAAAGATTTAGGATACAAAGTTAATACTAATTCAAATATTTCTAAAGATTTAGAATATAAAGTATTAGTAAGTAATACAATAAGTAAAGATATTTCCTATAAAGTAAAACACGTTGGAAGTATCTCTAAAGATTTATTGTATAAAATTATTATTCCTAGAGTTATTACTAAAGATTTAACATACGATGTTTATGTAGCACCACCAGCTGATTATCTTTTACAAGAGAACGGAGATTATCTCTTACAAGAGAACGGAGATAAAATAATTATTGAAGGAAATAATAGAGAACATAAAATAAATAACTCTCTAAAATATTCTATTATAATTCATGGAAGTCCTAGAGTTTGTTATGGAGATAATCCTGAATATGGGACACATCCTTGTTATGGGCCGGTAAATCTTATTGATAAAACTCTTCAATATTATGTACGAACTCTACCACCACCAATTGTAAATAATTTAGAATATGTTGTTTTAAATACTAGAGTTATTTCTAAAGGATTAACTTATTCTGTTGTATCTAAAAAAGGTTTTCAAGAAATATATCCTGATAAGTTTACGGAATATGCTTATAAATATGTTACTAAAGGAACTTCTTTTAATACTAAGTATTCAGATAAAACAACTGTTTATAATGAAAAATATTCTACTAAAGGTACATCATTTGGAACTAAATATGTTGATAAATCAACTTCATTTACTAATTTATACGAAGAGAAACACCCATAACGTGTTATATTCCTATTAACTATGGCTAGATATACAATTTCAAGTTTTCGTACACTTTCAGACTATCGTAATAAAGGAATTGCTGGTTGGTTTAAGACTGGTAGTTCTAATATGAATGTTAGAGGTGATGATGATGTAATAACTTCCAATCAAGCATTAAAATTAGAAAGTACTACTGCGGTTGTTGGATTAATAAGATGGTTTATTAATTGCACTGATGGTAATACTTATGGTTTTGACCATTTAGGTAATATTTATAAACGAACTTCTAGTGCTGTATGGTCTAAAGTCTATACCGATGCTGATGGAGCGATTACAGGGGCTTGTGAGTGGTCTAGTGTAGATGGAAAGAAGTATTTATATTGGACTACTGCAACTAAATTACATCGTAAATTACTAACCCCTGATACTAATTGGACTACAGATGTTGATACTACACTTACTAGTGTTGCTTCTACTTCTACTTTGACTGTTAGTGGTTCAGTAGTAAATAATTCTACTGTTACTATTGGTGCTAAAACATATAAATTTAAAACAACTCTATCTTCTAGCCCAACTGTACCAAACGAAGTTTTAATTGGTGCTAATGCTGAAGCTAGTATTGATAATTTAGTTCTTGCTATTACTCATGGAGCTACAGAGGGTACTAATTACTCTACTGGAACTGTGGCTAGTACAGAAGTAACCGCTGTCAAGGCTACTGCCGCAACAATGACCGTTACCGCCCTAACTGCTGGAACTAATGGAAACTATTTTTATACTGCTACTAGTGGAAACTATCTATCTTTTCCCGGAGTTAGAATGACTGGTGGAGTTTCTTATTCCACTTGGCCTAAAATTAATTTAACTTCTCAAACTTGGCATACTATGACAGTGGCAGATGGTGGGTTAAATATTTGTAATGGAGATAAACTAGCTTATGTAGGTTTTGATGACTCTTATACTAATGAATCTGTACAATTAATCCCCGGAACTGTTTCTAAATCACTAATTGAATATCAAGGACGTTATGTATTAATCGGTGGTGGTAATAATATAGATAATTCCTATTTAAACACTTGGACTACTACTGCTTTGTCTTGGATAGATAAACTTCGTATTCCATTCTCACAAATTAATGCCATGATTAATTCTGAAATGTTATTAATGCACTGTGGAGCTAATAAACTCTATTTTGCTAATTTAGTTGATAAAGTACCAGTTCTTAATATGGACGGTATGTGTAATCCCGGTGGTGTGTGCGATCAAGATGGTTTAGCATTATTTGGAATTTATGGTGGTTCATTATCTGGTATCTATTCTTATGGACGTACTAAGAAAAATGAAACTTATTCTTATAACTTAGAATATTATATTGATGCTGATGAGATAGGAGCTATTATTAACCTTGGAAGTAATATTTTAGTTAGTTATAAAAAAGGAACTACTTATAGTGTGGCTACAATAGACACCACTACAAAGGCTACAGCAACTTATATTTCACCAGACCTTAAAAGTCCTTACGGTCGTTCACAAATGGCTAACTGGGCTACTGTAGAATTAATAACTGATGATATTCCAACTGGTTGTTCAATCGCTTGTTACTATAAACTTAAACACGAAACTTCTTGGACACAAGCTACTATTGCTGAAAATGTTTTAACTGCTACTACTGGTTCAAATCCAGTGTTTAGATGTAATACACTCGGAAAAATATTTGAATTTAAAATAGTATTAACTCCAAGTGGAAATACTTGCCCAATAGTTCACGAAATATTTATTAATCTATAAATGGATTTAAACAATTTAAAACCAGATACAATTAAACCTGTAGAATTTCCTAGTTCATCAGAAACTGAAGGAAGTACTACTACTGGTGATTCTAGTTTAGATAACCTAACAGCAGAACAATCTAGTGGTTGGAACTTTCCTACTTCTACTATTGCTAGAACTGTAATAGCAGATTCTCTAAATACTCAAAATAAAAGAATACTTGGAGAATTTCAATTTGGTAAATCTGGAGCTATTAAAATAGGTGATAAAGAAAAAGGAGAGGGTGAAGTTGCTATAAGCCCTGATGGTATAACTGCTACTAATAAAGCTGGAGAAAATACCTTTACACTAGATGGAACTACTGGAGATGCTACTTTTAAGGGAACTTTGGCTGCTGGTGCTATTATTGCTAACAATCGTGTTTATATAACAGATAAAGGAATAATAGTTAATGATGGTACTAATGATAGAATCATCATAGGAGAATGGTAATATGACTTGGGGAATAAAAGTATCACCACCTGGAGTAGATGTTAAATCATGTCCAGACGATCAGTTAGTTTTTAGTAGTGAATTTAATACTCTTAAAACTTTTGGTAGTCAATTAATGACTGTTAATGGAACTTATTATACTCATAATTTAGGTTATATACCGATACATTTATATGCTGGATATTTAACTGTTAAAAATACAAAAATAGGATTTGTTGGTCAAAATACTTCAGCTAATTTAACTAATGTAATAGCAACTACTACAACTATTACTAATGATAATAATGCTGAATGGGCAGCAAATGCTTTAGTTTATGTGTTTTATGATGAATTATGACAATAGGAATTAAGGTATCACCTTCTGGTAAAGATGTTAAAACAGCAACTAATAAAGAATTAATTTTAAATTCTGAATTAGGAACTATAAAGTTTTTAAAATGGGGAACAAATACTATATCAGTAAATGCTTCGTCAAATGCAACTGTAACTATAAGTCATGATGCTGGTTTTTTCCCAATTCCTTTAATATATTCAGAATTAACACCCGGAAGTGGTAGATGGTATGCTAAACCATTTAATTATATTAGTACAGAAGATACATATATTGATGGTAATTTAGATAATACTTATGCTAATACATCTAATTTAGTATTTAAAGTAATTAATAATACTGGAAGTTCAAAAACAGTTAGTTGTTATTATTATGTAATAGGAGAAACAGGAAAATGAAGACCGGAATAAAAGTAACTAAAGCAACTAAAGATATTTCATCAACTGATATTCGTGATTTTATTTTACACTCCGAATATCCAATGTTTAAAATACATGAAGTTTCCAGTGGTTCTATTACTATTAATGCTGGTGAATCTAGTGGAACAACTACTATTAATCATAGTTTAGGTTATGTACCAGCATTTTTAGTTTATGAAAACAATAGTCTTTTCCCTAGTAATATTGATTGCTATGCTACTAATACTGGAATAACAATAACTAATAGATTAAATGAGCCTTATAATCAAACAACTTACGATTATAATGATTGGTTATATTATTATGCTGGTGGTTTACCAGATGCTGGAATAATAACTGGTAATTTATTTGGAAGTAATTATGATTCATTTGTTAGGTTTGTAGGTATTAATATCAATCAAGGTCAAATAATAACTTCAGCTAATTTTGAATTTACAAATGTTAGAACTACAACTGGAAGTGATATTAAATTTAGAACCTATGGAATAGATGAAGATAATACTGCTGATTATGGTGGTGATCCTTCGGGAAGACCTTTAACATCTACATATAATCAAAAAACACAATCTCCAAATAGTAATTATTTTAATTTTAGTGATAATTGGACTAATCAATTTCAAGAAATAGTTGATAGACCTGGTTGGTCTAATGGAAATGCTATGGGTTTTAAGTTCCAACAAGATGGAACTACTGATAATCATATTATGTATTTTGATAAAGGTTCTAGTAATTATAATTTAACTTTGAAAGTAACACTTCCTGGTTCTTTAACAACTAATTATAAAATAGTTATCTTCAAAGATAAAATACATTCTTAGGTGTGTTATATTCCAAGCAGTTAAATAATATAAACAAAAATTAATTATAAATATGGAATTGCGATCGGAAATTATAGCATTTGTACAAAGAAAACTACTTGCGGGTAATAACTCTAGTTATTTTAGTGAAACTGCGATTGAAGCAGCTATAAATGATAACTACATTCTAGTTGCTAGTATGAAACCTTGGGATAAGAAAGAAAAAGGTTTTATATTCTCTACAGTCGCAGATTATTACTATGACATGCCATCTAATTTAGCTACTGGTTCTACTTTTAAACTAGAAATAGATGATGAACAGTATTCTAAAATAAACTTTGAAGAATTTTTAAGAGTTAAAGATGAAGCAACTTCTACTGAAAAATACTTTGCTGAATATGGTAGACAATTCTTTGTATATCCAGCTACTACAGTTGGAACTAATAATGCTACTATCTGGGGTGTAATACAAGCCGCTACTTTAACTGGTGATACTGATCCTACAATGTTTTCTTATTCAGAAGCTCAATTAAACATGGCTATAGGTGAATTAACTTATGCTGATATGATTCAACCTATTAATTCAGGTGAAGCAGATAAAGCTCAAACTAGAGCTAAATTAATCATTGATACAACTTGGCAAAAAATGGCTGAACGTTCACAACGTGAAGCTATGGTAGATAGACCAATGTTTGAAATTACAGATTTTTATATATAAATATGGCATTAACACGAGAACAATCAATTCAAAAATATGGAACAGAACAATATACTGCTTGGGGTGAAAATGAAGCTCAACAAGATGCTGCTGCTAAAGGTTTAACTGCTAAAAAAACAACTGTAACTACTCCTAGTGCTAGTGTTACAACTCCTACTGCTACTCCATCATTTAATAATGCAAGTTTAAATAATATTGGTAATGTTACTAGAACAACACAAGAAGCTACTGGTGGATTTGGTAGTGTTCAAGACTTAATCAATGCTGGATATGGTGGTTATACTGGGTGGGGTGAAGCAGAAGCCTTAGCTGATTTTAAAGCAACAGGTGGTTCAGGTAAAAAAACAGGTGGTAATGGTAATTCAGGAACTCCATCAATAAATTTAACTGATGAATATAATAATTTAGTTGATTCTTCTGGTATATCTGGACTTGAAACTAATGTAAATTCTATTGAATCACAAATTAATCAAATGACCTCTGAAGCTGCTGATGCTAAATCTAAAGTAAATGAAAATCCTTGGATAAGTGAATCTAGTCGTATAGGTCGTATTGCTAAAATAGATGAGAAACTACAAAATGCTATTGCTCCACTTCAAAAAGATATATCTAATTTAAATAATCAAATTAATACTAAACAAACTGAAATATCAAATAAACTTAATTTAAAAACTCAACAATATAATATAGATATCGCTAAAGATGCTGCTAATCTAAGTAATTTTAATTCATTGTTAAGTTCTGGTGCTTTAGTTAATGCTACGGCTGCAGATATTGCTGCTTTAGCTCAACAAACTGGTTTAGCTCCATCTTTTATCCAAAGTGCTATAAATGCTGCTAAACAATCTTCTAATCCAGTAAGTACAGGTACTTATACAGATGCAGAAGGTAATTTAGTTGTCTATACAATAGATTCTACTGGTAAAGTAATTAATTCTACTAAAGTTGGTAAAGTACAAGCTACTTCAACTGGTGGAAGTTCAGCTACTAAGTCTGCTGAAGAACAACAAAATAAGGAAACAATGATTCAAGATATTCAAAACGGTGCAAGTCTTAGACAGTTAATTTCTTACTACAATGCTATTGGTGGTTTAGATGTTACTGATATTTATAATTTATATAACCAGTATTCTAGTTTTGGTAGAGCTACTGAAACACTAGAAGACGTAAAAGCTGGAATCTTTAATGATTAAGGAGGTTTAAATGATTTTAAAACCTCTAACTAATCAAGGAACAGGTAAAAAAACAATAAAGAAAAGTACAACTTCATACTATACTAGTGGAGGTTTACTTAAACCTTTAACTGGTAAAAATGCTGTACAACTTCCAAAAGTAACTCAACCTAAAATTGAAACTAATATTGTACAACCAAAACAAACTCCAATACAAAAAGTTCAGACTGCTATTTCTAATGTACCTAGTGCTATTTCAGAAGCAAAGACTAAAATAGGTAGTTTTTTAAAGAATCTTCAAACTAAAACTCCGGGCTATAAAGCAGTTCAAGAAAAACTTAATCAATCTACTCCAATACAAACTCCAACTATTACTAAACCTGAAAAAGTAGAAATATCTAAAGTAAATAAAGTAATTTCACCAATTACAAAAAATCCTTTAATTAGTCAAACTGCTACTTTAACACCAGAAGCTAAATTTAGATTTTCACCTGAAGGTACTAAAATAGTTAGACAACAGAATAAAGAAGAAATACAAAAAGCAACTAGAACAGAGTTAAAAAAAGGATATAAAGAACCAGGAGCATTTGGTCAAGCTGTAGAAAGTGTAAAACAAGCTACTATTGGTTTAATTGGTTCATTAGGTGCATCATCAGAAATGATTGGACAATTAACAGGAAATATTCTATTAACATCTGCTGGTCAAAAAATAAATACAAAAGCTAATAAAATAATTGCTAGTAATCCAGAATGGGAAGCTCCTAAAGACCAAAAATGGGGTAAAGAAAAAATTGCTAGATTAGTTGCTGGTTCTGTTCCATCTGTATTAGGTGGTATTGCTGCTGGTATTGTTGGTGGGCCAGTTGGATTATATGCTTATGGTTTCGGATCTGAAGCTGGTACTACATATCAAGAAGCTATTGATGCAGGAACATCAGAAGGTAAATCACAAATATATAGTATTGTTGTTGGAAGTATTAATGGTGCATTAGAAACTATTTTTCCAGATGAATTTTTATCTGCTGGTAAAAAAATAGTTAAAGATAAAATTAAAAAAACACTTGTAAAACAAATAGTAGATAAAGCTAAAGATTTTGGAATTAAATTTGCTAAAAATGGATTTAAAGAAGGTACTCCAGAAGCCCTACAACAGTTAGTTTCTAATACAGTTGCTACTAACTACGATAAAAATAGAAAACTTTGGGATGGAGTTTTAGAATCTTTTATTGGTGGTGCATTAACTGGTGGTTTAATTGGACAATTTGAAGGGAAAGTTAGTTATCCTAACCAAAATGAATTTACTCCAGATGATGTCCAAGATAGTTTAATTAACTCTACTTTATTAGATACAGAAGAAAGTACTAAAGTTCAAGATATAGTTAAAAAAGCTAAAGATAGTAATACTCAAATAATAGTTAGTACAGATGGTAAAGGTGATGTAATAATAACTACTCCAGAAGGTGATAAAGTAGGATTAAGTATTAAAGAAGTTAGTAAATCTAACCAACTAACTGCTCCAGTAAGTTTATTAGTTTCACATGAAGGTGCTCCAGATAAAGTAACAGTTGCAGAATATAAAACTAAGATACAAAATGGTGAAACTATAGAACCTATTAAAGTTATTAGAGAAGGTACTAAATATGGTATTGAAGATGGTAAACACCGTTTTCAAGCATACCAAGAATTAGGTATTAAAGATGTTCCTATAGAAATAGTAGAAGCAAGAAAATTAGTTAAGAAAACTAAAGAAGAACCAATAACTTTGTATCATGGTACTAATAAAATATTTGATAAATTTGATGTTACTAAATCAGGTGATGTTCAGGTAAGTGATTGGGGTGATGGTGTTTATTTTACAGATAAAAAAGAAGTTGCTAAAGGTTTTGCTAAAGTTGCTGGTGGTGAAATAGTAATGGAAAGATATACTCCAGATGTTAAATATGCAGATGCTAGTAAATTAGTTAAAGATAGTGATTTTATGAATGCTTTAGATGATGAAATGGGTTTTACTACACCAGCAGAATATTTACAAGAAAAAGGTTTTGGTGGTATTAAAATACACCACAAAGAAGATGGTGGTTGGAATGAATATGTTGTTTTTGATCCAAAAGATATTAAAAATAAAGAAGAATTACATCAATCTCAAATATCACCAGAGAGTAAAGGGAAACCATTAACTATTAAAGAAGCTGAACTTATTAAAGAAGAAGCAATTGGTAAAGCAGAAGTGGCTACTGAACAAAGAGCAACTGTAAATGAAAATAATATTGCTTTGGCTAAAAGATTAGTAAATAGTAAGGCTTATCAAGAAAATGATATTGAATTTGTTAGAAAAAGATTAAGCATTGAACAAAACCAAAGAATAGACGATATTGTAGAAAATTCTAGAAATATTAATGGTCAAGAAATGACTGAAACTGAAGCAATTGAATATATGGCAGGACTTCCTACAAAAGCAGAAACTAAAGTAAAATTACCAGAGAAATATAAAACATTTGTCAAAAAGAGAAAGAAAACACAACTAAGCCAAGATAATAAAATTTTAAAGAGTCGTGTTTTTGAAAGAATGAAAGAAGAATTTGGTTTAGATGGTGATGCTGAAATTAGTGCTGTTAATTTAGAAAAAGATGCTGATAGAGCTGTTAGATTAATAGAAAAAAATAAACAAAAAGCTTTTAATATCGCTATGGGATTTGAAACTTCAGATAAAATATTGTCTAGTTCTGTAAATATAGCTTTTTTTGAAAAAGCTATGAGAGATGGAAATATAGAGTTAGCTAATAGATTAATTAAAAATAGAAGTTTAGCTCAAACTAGAAGAGGTCAAGAAATAGTAGCTGAAAAAGGTAGTATTAGTGATAATAGTACTTCAAAGTATGTCAAAGAATTAATTTCGGCTAGATTAGATAAACTTGGAAAGAATTATTTAAGTGAAATAAAAGAGTCATCAAATAAAGAAAAGGCTGTTAAATTAATAGACAGTAAGGTTACTACTCTTGAAAATAAAATTAAAAATAAAAAACTAAGTGTTAAAGATGCTTTATTATTATTAGATAAATTAAAATGTATATAAAATTATGAAAGCATGTATCCTCCCAGAAATGGTTGAAAAATTAAAGAAACAATTAGCAAATGGAGAAATCAACTCTAATTCAATAGCTGAAATGCTTCCAGACGAACAGAAAGCATTAAAAGCTATATTAGAAGAAGTAGTTACAGAGAAACTTGGAGTAAATGTATCTAAATCAGAAATTACTACTATATCAGAAAAAGCTAAAAATATAGATGAAGCCCAAAAGAAATTAGGAGATAATCTTGGAGTTCCAAGTAAATTAAAGGAAAATTTAGAATTTTTTAAAGCTAAAAAGAAAATGGAAGATTATCTTCAAGGTTTAGTACCAGCTAATAGACTAAAAGTAACCACTGGTACTATTGGGAGAGGTATGATGTTATTTTCCATTAAATCACCTACTCTTAATATTGGATCTAATATAGAGATTGGATTTTCTGAAGCATTATCAAGAAGATTAGCTGGATTTAAATTTATTGGAACTGATAATAAACTAGCTAGAGATTACATTAGAATGGTAAATAAAATTTATCAACAGACTGGCTATGATGTTTCCAGAATGACAAGTATTGCTGATACTGGAAGTGGCGGTGAGAGAGTTTTAGGTAAAACAGTTCATTCACAAGGTAAAGGTGCTGTTAGAAAAGTTGGTAGATTTATTGAAGATGTAGTCTTTAAGCAATTAATGGGTGCACCTGATGTGGCTTTTTCTTCTGCTCATTTTGCTGATAGTGTTAATCTAAATTCTTTGAGAATGGCTAATGGAGATAAAGTTAAAGCTAAGGAATGGATGGAAGATGCTATGAGAATAGAACCTCAAACTGCTGAAGGAATTATATTAAGAGAACAAGGTGTCTTAGATGCTCAAAAAGCTACTTGGACTGATGATAGCTGGGCTTCTAAAGTTTCAGAGGGTATAAGAAAACTATTAAATACTACTACTGGTGATTTAAGAGCCGGTGATTACTTACTACCATTTGTAAAAACTCCAGCTAATGTAATTGCAACTGGTATGGACTATGCTGGTTTAGGAATACCTAAATCAATATTCAAAATAGTTAAAGCTGTTAAGACTGGTGAATTAGGTAGTAAAAAAGTGACTCAAAGTATTGCTAGAGATTTAATTAGAAGTGGTTTAGGAATTACTGCTGGTGTTATCCTTGCTGGATTGTTTGATGATGATGATTTTGTTGGTGCTTACGATCCTGCTAGAGCTCAAATTGAAAGTTTAAGAAATTCAAATTACAATGCTATAAGAATAGGTGATAAATGGATTTCTATGGATTGGTTTGGCCCACTTAGTACAACAATATCCGCTATAATGTATGCCAGAAAATATGGAAAGACTGGTGGAGAAAAGACATTTCAATATACTAAAGGAGTTTTATCATCTGCTTTAAATATTCCAGGTGTATCTGATGTATATGATACTGTTAAAACTAATATGTATAAGAAAAATCAGTCTTTAGAAGAAATGACTGGTGAAGCTCAAAACTATATTAGTTCTGAAATATATAGTAGATTAATACCAAGTTTCTTTTCTGATGTATCTAAAGTTATTGATCCAACTGTTAGAGAAACTCAAAAAGGATTTAGTGGTATAAAATCAAAGATTCCAGGACTTAGTTATTCTTTACCTTCAAAGGTAAACATCTTTGGTGAAGAAATAAAACAAGAACCGGGATGGTCTGTAATATTGTTTGGAGCAAGAGTAAAAACTAATAAAGAAACTGAATTAGTTAAAGAAATTAAAAGTGTTGCTGATAACTTAAATAAAAGTGTTACTTTCACTGATTGGGATAAAAGTTCTAGTAAACAACTATCTCAATTTAAAGAAAAAATTGGAGAAGAAAAATATAAAGACGCTAAGATTAAATATGGTTCTGAATTAAAGAGTTTATTAACTAAAGAATTATCTAAGACTAAATATAAAAAAATGACAGATGAAGATAAACTAAAAGTAATTAACAATATTGATACGGAAGCTATGGATAAAATATTTAAACAATATCGCTTCAAATATAAACAACAAAAATAATTATGTTATATTCCAAGTATTAAACTATGGCAAAGAAAACTAAATACAAACAATATACAAAAGCTCCTAAGAAGATGACTGTAAAGAAGTTCTCTATTAAGTTTGCTAAACCAAAGACTATTAAAAAGATAACTTTAAAGAAATAAAATGGAAACAGATAATAAATTACTCATTAGAATAGACGAAAGACAAAAAGCTATGGATAAAACCTTAGTTAAAATTGAAGAAACTTTGTCTAAGATAGGAGAAATTTATGCTACTAAAGTTGAATTATGTGATGCTAGAAAAGATAGTAAGGATGAGATTAGTTTAGTCAAAAATATAGTATTTACTGCTTGTGCTGTTATTTTACTAGGTGTTTTATATACTTGGTTAAGTAAAATAGGAGTTAATGCACAATGACAAAAAATATTGGTTTAAAAATAACATTTATATTAATATTAACAATGCTTTTTTTAGAAGTATTTATTATTACTCTAATGTTAACAGGACGTTATACGAGTCCATTATGTATACAACCAATTACAATATTAGGTATTGGTAGAAGTTAAAATTATGATTACACTAGACCAATTTATAAAAAAGAATTTAGGAAGATATGTAGATTATGATAAACACTACGGATTTCAATTAAACATCAAAAAACTTTATTTCAGCTTCTTTTCTTGCATTAATAGCATCTTTAATAGTTTTAAATCTTCCAAGAAAAATAGTCTTAAAATTAACTTTAATATAAGCAATCCATCTGTTTCTCACATTATCCCATCTAACTCCAGTAATTCCACTTTTATTATTGGTTCTAACTCTACCATTTCTAAGATTAGCAGCATTACTACATACTCTAAGATTTGTTTTTCTATTATCAAGAGTATTATTATTAATATGATCAACATAAAATCCAATAGGTTCTTTCATAATCCATCTATGGAGTTCAATAAGTTTTCCACCAGTAAATCTTTTTTGAAAATAAAAATTACCTCTTTTTTTCACAATACACCACTTAAGATTTTTAAGTTCCTTAAGTCGTATATAATCACTATTATCAATGATTGTAGAAACTTCTCCAAATACTTTACTTTTAAAAGTTATAGTTTTCATTATTAATTAGTCTATCAATTGATAGCCATAAAGTCAATATTATGATAAAAACAAAAATATATAGTCAAAGAGATATTCGTTGGAGTTGGAAAAAAGTAGGTTTTGGAAAAGGTAGATTTGGCACAATAGGATGCACTGTAACCGCCTTAACTGGACTTTTATTTGTTACTGGATATAATTTAACTCCTGATAAGGTTGCTGAAAAATTAATAGCAGTAAATGGATTTATAGGAGATTTATTATATTGGTCTAAAGTAGAAAAAGCATTTCCTAGAGTAAAATTTTTATATAGATATTACAAATATAATAATGAAGAAGTTAAAAAATTAATTTCTTCTGGAACTCCAGTTTTAGTTGAAGTTTTATTATATGGTTCAAGACATTGGGTTTTATTCTTAGGAGATAAAATGATGAGTGATCCTTGGACTGGAAAAGTATTACCAACTTCAAAATACCAACCTATTGGTTATTCTATCTTTACGATAAATAAGTAGGTATGTATTCTATTAGCAATCTAACTCTCTGATTGCTAACGTATATAATATAAGAGAGAATTTATGAAACAACCTATAAAACTATATAACTTAAATAAAAGAACCTGTTATAAATTATTAATTAAACAAAATAATATGTCAGAAAAATTCAAATTCAATAAAGAAGATTTCTTAAAGATTTTAAAAGGTGCTGGTATTGCTTTAGCTGGTGCTTTATTAACATTCTTAGCTGATGTATTAACTAAGATTGATTTTGGTCAATACACATTAGTGGTTGCTCCAATTTTATCTATCTTAATTAATGCTGGACTTAAATTTATTGCTGGTAGAAAATAATAAAAAGCCCCTTTCGTATAACGGTTTATTACAGTAGTTTTGTAAACTTCAAATATTTGTTCAACTCAAATAAGGGGCTCAATTTGATATAGAAGATATATATTTATTTTCCATAACTTAGACGTAAAATACACCTATGAACGTTATAATTCATTTTATAAGTTTAGATAATCCTTAACAGGAACTAACTAGCCACCAAAGTCGGTGGCTTTTTTTATATATGCCCAATATAAAAAATGATATTAAGACAGGAATTTGTGTATATGATACTCATTTTCCCTACCAAGATAAGAAGTTATGGGAGAATATATTAAAAGTTTGTGATAAGTGTAAACCAGATTACTTTATTTTCGGTGGAGATAATATGGATATGGACGCAGTTAATCACTGGGAAATAGATAAAGGTAATAAGAGAGGAATGGAAGGGAAACGTCTTAGAAAGTCTTATGACGGTTTCCAAAAAGATATCCTAGATGAGATTGAAAAAGTCCTACCAGGCTATTGTAGGAAGATATTTATGTATGGCAACCACGAGGAATGGATTGAAAAGTACATAGATAAATGTCCAGAATTAGAGGGTTTTGCCGAAATAGAACGTAATTTAAAACTAAAAGAATGGGAAATAATAACTTATAGACAAACTGTTAAAATAGGTAAGATTTATTTTCATCATGGTGAATATACCACGACTCATCATGCTAAGAAAATGGTTGATACTTTTGAAAGGAATGTAATCTATGGTCATTTACATAGTTATCAATCTTATACCAAAGTAACTCCTATTGATGGCGATGCTCATAGTGCTATATCTATGCCCTGTGCTTGTGATTTAAACCCCTTATATATGAAAGGTAAGCCAAGTGCTTGGGTAAACGGTTTTGGAGCATTCTATATTCATCCAGATAATAATTTTAATGTTTATCCAGTTATTAGTTCTAAAGGACACTTTGTTTTTCAAGGTGAATATTACTAATGAATTTAGAAGATTTAGACAAACAATTTAATGAGGATAATATGTTTCCATTTTATGTCTTATTAATGGCAATATTCTTATTTACTTTAGGTTTTGTTATTAAAAATTTAATAAAAGGTTTATAATACAAGTATGGAAAAAGAAAACGTAAACTTTGAAGAATGTAATGTTTGCCGTCCTGATTTCTATTGTACTAATACTGCTGACGGTAGACGATATAACTTCCTACGTTCTGATAAAGAAATAGCTAGTTTAGAACCTATTGCTCAATGTCCTTTATTAAGAGATAAAGTAAAGTTTGTAGATAAAGGCTTTATGTTTAAAAATGAGGATACAGGAGAAGAATATGAGTCATTATGAAGAATTAGATTTAGAGAGAATTAATGCCGATATTAAGGTGGCTACAATGTTAGAAGATGTTGGTTTAGATGCTACAGAAGTTAGACAAGAAATACACTGTCTATTACACCATATTCCATTAAGAGTTAATTTAGACGATGTCCAAAGAAAAAAGAATAGTAATAACTAACAAATGTATTGATAAATTTACCTATGGAATAGATACTTTTGGTGAACCTCAATTATTAAAACATTCTTCTGAACTAACTGAAGTAATTAAAACTAGAGGAAAAGGTATTAGTCCACTAGAAGTAAAAGGTAATAGAGAGAATTTAGATGTTTTATCTTATGGAGAACCATTGTGAAACTCACTAAAAAATTAAAGAGTAGTTTAACAATAAAATGGTGGGAATATTTATTACTTCTTTTTAAGAAACCAGAATGTCAAATAAGAATTGATAATGGTATTGTTTATGCAACTATTTTTAAGAGAATGAATGGGAAAATGTATATTATTAAAACAAGTGAAACCAAATGAGTAAAGAACACTGTATAGGTCAAGCTAACTCAATGGCTAAGTTTTTAGACATAAGTTTAAAACCCCAACAAATTAAAGACTATACAATGTGTAGAGAATATAAAGATTTCACTGGATTATGCGACCAACAGATACTTTATGTAACCTTAACCGAAGACCAAAAAATAGAGTTTAGAAAGAAATATAATGTTGATTTGGAGTACTTAGGATGAGTGAGAGGATTTATCACGATAACCGAACTAAAACCTTTAAAGGTTGTAATTTAAACCCCCACGATAAAAACTACACTTGCCACCACACATTCCAAAGGTCAGATGAACATAATGGACTACTACCTCAAGGATTTCACATAGACAATGTTTCAAACTTAATTCCATTAGATATAGAAACTCATAAAGACTTACACTTTATGTTAGACAATATTCCTAGTTTAAACAGAATAGATTTAAGAGTCTATATGGCCAATATGGCTTTTAATTCGGAACTCGATTTAGTTCCAGATAGGCTCTATTATTCTAATCCGTTGGATATGATGAGATCAAAAAGGTAGTTTAGTAGGTTTGTAACCATTAAGTTTATCTATTTTCTTTTGAGTTTCTTCATAAATAGTTTCAAGTTCTTTAATAGAATATCTATTTTTATGTTGATTAGCTCTTAAAATTAAATCATCATATTTTTCTCTACCGTATTTATCTATTAAATGAACACCGTATTCTCCTAAATTCCCATTAAGCCATTTATTACAGTGTACACATTGGCAATTTATATTGATTTCATCAAAGTCTAATTTTCCATGTTTATAATGACCTGCATTACATTCTTTAGTATCGTGTTTAACTCCACAAGTAAAACATACACCATTATCTCTTAAACGAATATATTTACTCCACCTACTCCAAACTTTATCTCTAAATTTTTGTATTGGACTTTTATTTTTAGATACTTTGTTAATTCTCTTAGGTTTTAATCTTTTACACTTAGGTTTACTATTCTTGTATAGTTGTTGGAATATTTCAATATTCGGGTTAATTTTCCTACGTGTCATTTTTCTTTTTAGCTCTACTTCTACTATTTTTAATTCCATTTCTAATATTTTCCCTAATTTTTAGAAATCTTACTTTATCTTCTTCGTGTAACCATTCTTCTTTACATATATTAGTTTCCTGTCTAAACATAGGGCAGGAAAGTGAATGATTAGCAGGTCTTAAACCTCTAGCAACACATTTATAATAAGCACATTTACAAAATTTAGTATTCATAAGTTTGAGTTAATGGATTAAAAACTGGTTGTTTACCTTGCATAAAACTATAACCTTTTTCTTTACTTAGTTTAACTCTTTTTTGTTTAATTTCCTTAGTTGGTTGAATAAGTTTAGTACCAGTTAATAAATCTGATCGCTGTAATTGTTGCCTTACTCGTCTAATAGATTCTGGACTTGGTGCTTTCATAAAATCATCAATAGATATAGCTCCAATTATACCGTCATATCCTCCATCATCAATTAATCCACTTCTTTTCCATACACTCCAGATTAATTTCTTATCACTATCTCTAGTTTCTGGTTCTTCTAATAGAATTTTGTATACTAATTCTTTTAATGTCATATAAAAATAAAACAGAATAAATTATTAATAAAAACAACTAAACTAATACAGGATATTGAGATATAAATTATTCTTTTATATCTTGGTAATAACTCGGCTATTAGAATAATTAATCCAATACAAAATAACTGATATGGAATAAATAATCCTTTTTCCATAATCATTCTAACTACTGGGTTACCTTCAACATCTATCCCCCATTTATTAATATTTAGATACGTACTGAATATGTCTAATAGTCTAGTTATTATTAAAATAATCATACTCCAGCTCATTAATTTTAATGGGCTGAATAAAACTATTTCTTAAAAATATAGTAAGAAGCTAATACGATAGCACTTACAGTCCAATAAGAATAAATGTCAGCAGTACCTTCTGTCATTAGGGCGAATAGTCCAATTACAGATATAATTGCTGTTACTAAAACGAAATATTTTATGAATTTCATTTTTTTCCTTTATAAATTATTAACTTTAATAGTTGTTTTCATAATTATCTTAAATAACTAGGAATATCTGTAATATCACCCTTACCAGTTTTCTTCATAAATGATTTTAAAACTTTAGGGTCTATTAAGATTTTACTTTTAGGTTCTATAATTTCTAATTTAATAGTCTTTCCATTTACTTTAGCTCCGTCTTTAATCCAATGACGAACATTTCTGGCAGTACGATTGACTATTAGGACTACTTCTTCTACTGTTAATAGTTTATTTAATTGGTCTGTAATCATTATTTTAATTGTGAACATTTATAACATTTTGTATAAGGTTTTTTAACTGCTACTCCACAGACACTACAATGATTAAATTCATCATTAATAGGTTCTCTTACCACTTCATTAGTAATCGTTGGTTTAACGGTCGTTGGTGAAGTCTGAGTGGTATTAAAATGTTTAGTTAAGTCCCAAATTATATTACCTTGTTTATCAACTGGTTTTTTATCTACGATATCAATCCATTTAATCTCTAAGTCATATAAGAAACGACCAACACCCCATTTAACTGCTGCTCTTTTAAAAGCATCACTAAAAATTCCTTTTTCTTTTTCAGTGGCACTTTCAGTTCCAGTATCATACTTCCAAATCCATTCTTTTAAAGCTTCATTATAGATACCAATACCAGCGATCAACTTATCACCGATAAATTCATACTTATCTTGCCAATTATCAGTTCCGACAACTTTATCTAGTATATCCATTACATCTCTAGCATCTATATAGGCTACACAAGAACCTTTAGTCTTTAAAGCGTTGTAAGATTGTACTTTCCATCTATAAGTAATTTGTTGTTTTAAATCTTCTAATTTCATATTTATTTTTTTAATTGCTCTAATTGAGCTTGAGTAACTAATGCTTCAAGTTCTAGTTTTATTATTTCTTCATGAAGTTTTCCATTTTTTATATCTTTTAATATTTCTTCTATTCTTTCTTTAGTATTCATTTTAGTTTTTATATAAATTAATAAGTTCTAATAATAATTCTCTAACTTCTTTATCAGGTAACTTATTCTTTTTTTGAGTTTCAAGAATTAAGTCATCTATTTTCTTTCTAAGGTTTTGTTTGTTTATATAGTCTTTAAGTTTAATCATAATTATTTAATTAATTTAATATTTAACTTTTTAGTATTAATTTCTACATATTCGTCTGTATCAATTAATCCTTCATTTACTGCCCATTCATTTTTATTATAAATTTCACAATATTCACACCATAAACCTAAATCAAGTAAGTCTTTTACCTTTATCATTATTTTCATAATTAATATCCTCTAAATGCTTGATAACTAGAAAAGTTTGATTGTCTATCTAATTCATCTTGTGGTTCATAGTCTATTTTAGAATATCCTAAAGCAATACCAGCATGTGGTATAGTATCTTCTACCCAAGGTGTTTCTTTAATAGTCTTTTTATCTAGATTTCTATCTTCTTCATCGTTTCTTTTTTGTTCTGCTAAAGCGAAGTCTTCATTTTCTTGTTCTATTCTATTTGTAAAATCTGTTGTGTCCATTTGTTTTGTTTAATTAATATAATGGAGTATAACAAGCGACAATATAGTTGTCAACAAGTAAGTTTTAAACTTGATATGGTTTTATATAATTTACTTTTAATGTTGAAGTAGTATAGTAATAGATAGTTAATGATTAAGATGATATATGAATGATGAAAATTTCACCACTAAACAATGTCCTAATTGCTCAGGATACGGTTCTAAAGGCAAAGAACCATACCGGGTAATTTGTCCAACCTGTAGAGGTACTGGCATTATAGTCATAGATAATATGACTGGTAAGTTAATAATTAATGATGATTATGAAAACAAGAATAATATGGACTAAACTTTGGGATGATAGTTGGTTTGACTCTCTATCTCAAAATTCAAGAATACTATTTATTTATTTACTAACTAATCAAGACATAGGATTAAGTGGTTGTTACTACTTAACTGATAAAAAGATTTGTTTCCACACTCATTTAACAGAAATAGAATTAGAGGTATCAAAAATAGATCTAGTTAATAAGATAATGTTTTTTGATAATTGGATTTATGTGCTTAATGCTCAAGGTTATAATGGATTCGTTGGTTTGAAAAATGATGTCGCAGTTACTAGAGAAATTAACTTAATACCCCAAAATGTAAAAAATACCTTTGGTATCGTTAAACAACATAGGGTATCAGAAAAAGACGATAGGGTATTAGCAACTCCCGATACCTCTATAATCATAAATCATAAATCAGAAATAATAAATCCTAATAAGAAATCAGAAATAAGAAAACAAAAATCATATAATTTAGTAGGTAATACAATGGTGGAGGTAGAAGAATGAAAGAAAGAAGTGATGTATATAAATCTAGAATTAAAATATTAAAGAAGTCTGGATTTAATTCTTATTCTGATTTTCTTAATTCTAGTAGTTGGAAATTAATGAGAGAACAACGAAAAAATGATTTTAAAAACGGAAGAATTTGTTGTTTTTGTAAATCTAGTGAGTATATTTTAATTCATCATACTAAATATAAAAAAGGAAACTTAGGTAAAAATAAATTTGGTGGAACTTTACCAGTATGTCCACTATGTCATTTTGGTATTCACGAAATAGAAAAACATTATAATATTGATCCTTATAGAGCAACTCAAATATTCAAAATACTTTATTATCCAAATGGTAAAAATTTTACTTGGGAAAAAGAATCTAATCAAGAACCAAAAATAGAAAAAAGAACTTTAAGTATGAGAATAATAAGAGTGTCTGGATTACCAGAAACATTACACCATTCAATACATTTCTATTTTGATAAATTGGAAGGTTTAGGAGTAAATAAATTTATTGAGAATTATGAAAACAAAAAAAGTAAAGATAAAGTAATGTTTGGAATTTATATTGAAAATAAAGATAATGTTATTAAGTATTTAGAAAAATTTAATGACTAAACAAGAATTAGAAAGACAACTAGCCGATCTCCGTCTTAAATGGAAAGTTTACCCTAAGAGTTATTTAGAGCCTAATTGGTGGAAGTTTAAATGTGATAGTTTAAAAGCAACTCAAATAAAAGAACAGATTAAAAAGATAGATAGTGGATTAGAAATTTTGGCCGCAGATTTAACAAATGAACAATCAGAGGAGATGTTTAAATAATTATCCCTATTGACAAGTTACTTGTCGTATAGTAAACTGATTACAGTTGAGACAGCAGAACAACTTTAAATAATAGCTGAACCCTGATAAAGCAGAATTATCAGATAAAAGAAACTCAAAGCAGGTGGTTGTACATTAAAATATAGACTATGAGGTAGACAGGGTAGTTAGGCCGGACAGCCAAAGCCACCCTCTGTCCCTTATAGTCTATATTTAACATTATTAAAACTATGAAAAACATAAAAAATAGTCCAGTTAAAGACTTAAAAGAAGACATCACTAAAAGACCTAGAAAGATAAACAGAATTAAAGTGGCATTACTTAGCACTTTATTCATAATCTGTGTTTTAGGAGGCTATAAGCTTATTCAATTAAGTTATAACTACTTCCACTCTCACACTTATATTAAATTAAATGTCCAGTTCAAAGTAGAGTTACCAAAAATGATAACTAATGAAGAATATCAAAAACAATTAGACCAAGAAAAACAAGTTGATGAGATGAGTAAAAGAGCAGTTGAATTATTAAAAAAAGACAGTTCATTTAATCTAGTTAAACCAGTACAGGCTACTAATACTCCATATTGTTACGATGCTATTACTTGTATCCGAGATGTTGGAGAAGAAATGGGTATGAGTAATAGTAATATCATCACTATGGTTAAGATTGCTAAATGTGAAAGTGGTTATCGTGAAGATGCAGTTAATAAAAATACTAATGGAACTATAGATCGTGGTATTTTTCAGCTTAATAGTATCCACAAAAACATATCTAATAAAGATGCTTTTACTTTTGAAAGCAATATTAAATATGCTTGGAATATGTTTAAATCACAAGGAACTAATCCTTGGAACTCCAGTATTAAATGTTGGAATAAATAACTATGAAAAACAAACAAGATAATAGAGAGATAAAATATCAACACAAATATTATATGGAACATCTTGGAAAAAATAGAAAAAGAAATAATTATAGTGGAAACAAATCTATTTTTGCCAGAGTTTTAGAACAAAAAGATGGTTCACTAATTTTTTTTCCTGGATTTGGAATGACATTTGATGAGTTTGAAAAAATTGAAAAAGATAGAAACAAAACTAAGATGTTAAAGTTAAAAGAATCTGATGTTTGTAAATTATGGCAGGATTGCGATAATGAATCAAAATTTAAAATAATTTTGTTCAATCTAATGGGTAGAGAAAAATCAATTTATTATCAAGGTTGGAGAGATGAGCAGATGAAAATAAAATATAAAGGTAATATTCCTAATCCATTGTTAAAATTATTAGTTTAGAAATTATTAAATCCCTATGAAAACACAATCTAATATGACAGTAAAAAAAGTAAGACCAGCCATAAGATTAGGCGACCCAAATTCTATTAAAAGTGTATCAAGAGTAGTTGATAGATATGGTGCGATTGAAGATGAAACTTTTGACGGTGTTATTGCTTGGTTAGATAAAAACTCTGATAAATATAAATATGAAATTATCTATGAACTAGGGAATAGAGCAATAAAAACACAGAGAATAGGTAGTTTTACATATAAAATAACTGACAATCAAAAAGATGCCAGTGATACTCTTAAAAATTTATCAAAAACAAAATGACAAAAGATAAAGAAAAGAAAATAAAAACTATACAAACTGGTATCACAAAAAAACAATTTGATGATATTAAAGAAAAATTAAGAGAATTTAATCATTTAATAATTGGTGAAACATTATTTGATAGTGAATTATATGAATTAATATCTAACATTATTCAACATTTTCCAGAAAAATTATGAATCCATCAAAACTACAATCAGAAGCGGTGATTAAATTTGATAAAAGATTTAACTGTAATGATGATTGGGATAGTAGTCTTTTTGAACTAACTCCAGTTGGTTATGTAAATGCTAATAAGAAAGTTAAACAATTCCTCTCAGACCAAATACAAAAAGCATATTCAAATGGTAGAGAAGAAGAAAATTTTGTAAATGATTTATTGCTTGAATGTTGGTTTCAATTTGCTTACGAAACAGGGAATAATGAATTATGGGCTGGTGGTTTATCTACATTAGAACACTTGTATGATTATTTGAAATCAAAAGGAATTATTGATGGTAAAGGAAGACATATTATTTTATCCATTCAATCAAAAGGAAAATAAAATGAAACAATTTAAATTTGAAGAATTTGTACTTAATGTAAGTCAATTAATATCGTGTATATTAGCTTGGATTTGGTTTGATTGGAAAATTGCTCTTATTGCTACTATTTTATTTATTAATGTTCGTTTTACTTTTAAATCAAATGACTAAACAAAAACCTAAAGAATTAACATGTAACAAACATGTAACACAAGTGTCTAATTGTTATACAAGTAAACCTAAAGAATTAGATTGGGAGAAAGTTGCTTTTCTTTTTCATAATACTTACGAGGGGTTAGCACCTAAGTTTGGATATGAAACTAGAAAAGATACAAAAGCATTTGATACTAAAAGTCAAAATGGACAGTTAATGATAGCAACTTGTAAAGCAGTAGTTTCTCATTACCTTACCCAACAAAGAACAGAACTGGAAAATCAAAAAGTTAAAGTAGTCTGGAATGATGTTTGTGAACAGATTAAACAAGAAGCCAGAACAGAACTATTAGAGGAGATAAAGAAAATCTTAAAACCAATTGGAATGAATGGTAAAAAAGGAAACTTATCTATTGAAAAAGCATATTCACGAATGAACGAAATACAGGCAAATACATTTAGAATTAGAATTAAAGCAATAAATAAGGATAGGAAAGGAAAGCTAAAAGAAATTACTAATTTACTTAATAAGAAAGATGAATAAACTAAAAGAAGAATTTAATGAAAAATTTGTAAAACCAAAATTAATGAGTGGTGAAAATAAAGGTCCATTTGAAAGAGAAATTATAAAATTAGAGAATTTATCAATAATGATACATCATTCTGATATTTTTGATTGGATTAACCAAAACTACATAAGCCGAGAGAAAGTGGAGGGATTAAAGATGGAGATTGAAAAAGTATTAGAGTATAAACCAAGAAAAAATGATAGTCATCAACTAAGAATAATATTAGGATTTAAATCAATATCAGATATTGTAAATATTAATAATTCAATAGAAGGAGTGCTTAAATGAAATATTTATTTTTAATTTTAGCAATATCATCATTAATACAAATGACGATTTTAGATTTTAAAGGTTTAGATACTACAAAACAATATATAGCTTTTTATTCTAATGTTATTGTTTTTTGGATATTAGAAACAAGAAAATGAAATCTAAAGATATTATTACTTTAACCATAGGGATAGTGTTTTTAATATTAATATTTATTCCTTGGATAATAAGATGATCGGATATCATTATACAACATACAGAAATTGGTTAAAAATTAGAAAAGAAGGATTAATACCACAAGTAGATAAAGATGGAGTATTTGATTACAAAGATATAATTTGGCTATGGCCTAAGATACTTTCAATCAAAGAAACTATTTATTTTATAACATATTTATTTCTAAGATCTAATGATAATATAATTACTTTATTAGCAGTTAATTATAATAAGAATCAACTTATTATTAAAAATGGATCACCGGTTAAAATGGTTCATTGTTTTAGTTTAAATAATTATTATAACCATGATGAGTTATCTATAACCTTAGATAAAAAAGTAGATCCAAAAAATATAAAATTATTAAAAATTTATGATTTTAAAAAGATGATATAATACATCTAGAGGAGCAGGGGAAACCCTAAATGCTAGATGTTTATATACAAGACAACTACAAAATACAAAGACATTCCACAAAACACTTTCTTAAAGTTTAATAGAAGTTATCAATACTTTGAATCAGTTGATAAAGAAAGTAAATATAAAATAACCAATGATGAATCATTCCATAATCCACACTTAATAATTATAGATAGAGAAATACTACCAACTAATAAACAAAAGAGTAGAGAATGGAATCCGTTTAATAAAGATATTAAAGATTGGAAAAGAAAATGACAAACGAAGAAATATTATCAAAATCAATAGATAAAGCTAAAAAAAATGGTTACAAAACTGTATATTCAGGAGAAGATTTAGTTGATTTTTTAGATGATGTTTATATGGAATATGGTATTAAAGGAGATTATAGTTTTATTTTTTCTCACAATTTTGCTAAAGCATTTTTTGGAAAAGGAGAAGAAATATATGATTGTGAATTTTGTGATGTACCAAATGATTTTTATTTAGGAATGATACCAACTTGGAAACATAAATTAATGCAAATGGTATTAGAAGAAGATCCAATTAAATATTTAGAAAAATTTCTATGAAAAAAATAAAAGAAGATAAAGTAAAATTTGTACATTCTCAAACTATAAAATTAAAAGCATCTACTCCACTAATACCAATAGAGTTAGACTTTGGATCAAATGGAACACCTGATATTAAAAAGTTCTTAATAGAAAGAATGGGAAGTAACTCTATAAGATTTGTAATGCCTATACCAGAAGAAGACTTTGAAAAACAAAAGAAAGATGTAGAAAAGAAACTAGAAGCAATAGACAAAGCTCAAACAATGATAAATGATGCTAATCAAATAGCAAAGAAAGATTTAACGGTAGGAGATTGTTAAATGATATTAGATAAAGAATTAGTAGAAGAAATAGACAGACTACAACAAGTAATTGATAAGAAGATAAAACACAGTAAACAAATGATTAAGTTTATAGATACAGTAAACATTAAACTAAAAGAGTTTGGAAAGAAATGGAATATAGATATAAAAGAAATAGGAAAGAATATTAAAGAAAGTAATTTAGAAGAAATAAAACAATTAAAGAAACTTTAGTGTGTTATATTCCTAATTGTTAAGATACGATTAATTATCAAACATCTAACAAAACTATGAATAAAGATAAGGCTAATTTAAGACAAAGAAAGTTAGCAAAATATATGGCGGAAAACGTCGGAAAATCAATGGAACAGGCAATGTTAGACTTAGGGTATAGTGCAAGTTATGCTAATAGTTCTGATAAGATAAAGAAAACTAAAGGTTGGAAGTATTTAATGAGAAAAGTATTACCTAATAGTCTTTTAGTTAAAGTAGCTCAAGAAGGATTAAGTGCTACTATGGTTAAAACATCACTTACTGAACCAGATAGAGAATTACCTGATTTCGCTGTAAGACAAAGATACTTAGAAACTGCTTTAAAAATGAGAGGTAAATTAATTGAGAAGACTGATATTAAATCTGGTGGTAAAGCAATTATCCCTTCTATTCAATACATAATCCCTAATGATAATAATTCCAAAGATTGAACCAACTCTTAAACAGTATGAAGTTGATTTAAAACTGCAAGATAAGATTACTAAGAATGTATTCTTTGGTGGTGGTGCTGGTGGTGGTAAAACTTGGGAAATATGCCAATGGTTAATAACTCAATGCTTAATCTATCCAAATACTAAATGGTTTATAGGAAGAAATGAATTAAAACGTTTAATGGGTTCTACTTACTTAACATTTAGAAAAGTCCAATCAAAATTAGGAATACCAGAGAGTTATTTTAAACTTAATGGTCAATATAATTATATAGAATGTGAGAATGGTTCAAGAATAGATTTAATTGATGTAAAGTATTTACCAAGTGATCCTATGTATGAGAGATTTGGTTCTACTGAATATACTGGTGGAGCAGGAGAAGAAGTAGGTGAGTGGCACTTCTTAGCATTTGATGTTCTTAAATCTCGTATAGGTCGTCATCTTAATCAAGAACTAAATATTATGCCTAAGTTCTTACTTACTTGTAATCCTACTAAGAATTGGGTTTATCGTGTTGCTTACAAACCTTGGAAGAATGGAACATTACCTAAAGATTATGCTTTCATTCAATCACTTTACAAAGACAATCCTTATACTGCTGATAGTTATGGTGAACAATTAAGAGGAATACAAGATAAAACAATGAGGGAAAGATTAATGAATGGTAATTGGGATTATGATGATACTGATAACTCATTAGTTACTTATGATGCAATATTAGACTTATTTACTAATACTATCTCTAAAAGCTATGAGAAGTATTTAACTTGTGATGCTGCTAGATTTGGTGGAGATAGAATACCTATTTCTTGTTGGGAAGGTCTTAATCTATATAAACTTAAACTTAAAAGTCTACAGAGTACAGATGTTACTGCTCTAGATATTAAATCAACTGCTAGTGAAGAACAAATACCATACAGTCAATCAATCATTGATGAAGATGGTGTTGGTGGTGGAGTATTAGATCAATGCCGGGGAATGAAAGGATTTGTAAACAATTCAAGTCCAATAGAAGTTAATGATCCAAGTGGAGTAATAACAGACAAACTAATTAAACAAAACTTTACTAATCTAAAATCTCAATGTGCTTTTATGTTAGCTGATAAAATTAATAAGCATGAGATATGTATTACAGCCGAGATAGATGAAGTTACTAAAGATTTAATTATTACTGAATTACAGCAATTAAGAAAAAGAGTTACTAATGATGATACTAAACTATCTCTTATAACTAAAGATGAAATGAAAGAGAATATAGGACATTCACCGGACTTACTAGACTCAATGATTATGAGAATGTATTTTGAACTAAAACCAAGAACTGTATTTATTAATAATCCCGTAGGTGGATATGACTTACTAGACATCTAAAGTATGTTATATTCTCCTCATAGTAATACAAACCAATTATGATTAGTGAAAAAATAATAACCAAAGATAAATTAAAGTTCCTTTGTGATTCTTCAATCAATGATAACTATCAATTCAGAGAAAGAAGACACGACCAATGGACTGAAAACTATACACTGTATAGAGATAAAGTAACTACTAATAGATTAACTCAAACTCAATCAGTCAATATCCCTTTAATGAAACAAACCATCAAGACTCTTTTAAGTAAGACTGATGATTTTGTTGTCTTAAACTTCACTAATAATGATAATGATAAAGATAAAGAAATTTTCTACAATGCTTATTGGGATAAGATAACTGAACAAGATAGATTAGAGATTAAAGACATTGTTGATAAGAAACAAGTATTTTTATATGGCCGTTCCTTTAAATCCTTAAACATAATTAATGGTGAAATTAAGATAGATGTGTGTGATGTATTTGATATTTCAGTTGATAGATATGTAAAGACTACAGACTTAGATAGTGCTAAATCCTTAGTCCATTCTAATATATATACAACCTTAGCTGACTTAGAATTAAACGAAAGTTATGATAAAGATGCTGTTAAAAGATTAAGAGAATACTTTGAAACTGACCAAGGTTTAGTTAAAGCTAGTGAGAACCAAGAACAATACGAAGAAAAATTAGATAGATTAAAAGATATGGGTGATGACTATGCAGAGAATCCAATGATTGGTCATACTGTAGTCGCTTTACAATATGTATTCCAAAAAGTATGGAATCCAATAGAGAAAGATGAAGAGATAATATTTAACATAATGGCTGAAGGTGAATTAATCTATTCAGAGTTCTTAGAAACAGTTATTGGTATTACTGAAGATAATTACTGGAGACACCACTACCCTTATACTACTTGGGCTGATGATGTAGAAAATACTGATTTCTGGTCTGATGGTGTTGCTGATAGTGTTCGTACTCCTAATAAAGTACTTAACTCTTGGTTTAGTCAAATGATAATGAATCGTACTCTAAGAAACTTAGGTATGACTTATTATAATTCAACTACTGCTGCTGGAACTGATGGTGCATTTGTACCTCAAACATACGAACCAAAGGCTTTTGGTTTCTATCCAGTCCCCGGTAATCCAAATGATTTAATGAAGAATGTTGAAGTACCTCAATTAACAGGTAATTTAGATGATATGAATTTTGTTATCGGTGTAGCTGAAAAAGCTAGTGCTGCTACTGCTATTACACAAGGTGTTAGTGAACAAAGAAAAATTACTTTAGGTGAAGTTGAACTATTAGCTGGTAATGCTACTGAACGTATTCAATCAATGTCTAAGTTCTACATCCAAGGTTGGAAAGATACAGGTATTAAATATACTAAGTTAATAGAAGCTGCTGGTGATGGTATTAAGACTTATAAACTATACAAGAAAGGTTTTAAAGGTAATATATTCGCACAAGAAGTTGGATTTAATGATTGGAAGACTGCTAGTGGTTATAGTGTAGAAGTTACTACTAAAGAAGATGAAAAGACTAAAAATACTGAACAACTACAGAATCTAAATGCTGCTAAACAATATTTACCTACTAATCAAAAATTAGCTGAACTAATGAAAAAGAAGATATTAGCTTTATCTCTTGATCCAGAAGAAGTACAAGAAGTTATGGATGAAGAAGCAAAGACTCTTGAACAACAAGCTAATATGTTGGAGCAACAAACTATGGCTGCTAGACCAAATGTTTTACAACCACAAAATACTGAATTAGAATCTATTCAAAATCAAGCACAATCAGTGCTAGGAACAAATGCCAACACCACAACAAGTACAACAATCGCTTAATCTTGTCAAAGAAAAACAAGATAGAGAAAGAGCAGAAGCTAAACATAAAGAAACTAACGATAAGTTGGATAATCTTAACGAGTCAATCAAAAGTTTAGGTTTAAAAGATAACATAAATGATATATTAGACGAGATTAAGAATATTAAAATAGAAGTTCCAACTGTTGAAGTAAAGACTCCTGATATTAATATCCCTGAAATTAAATTACCGGACATTAAAGTAACAGTTCCAGAGATAAAGATACCAGAGATTAAAGTACCTGTTTGTAATGTTACAGTTCCAGAACCAACTGTCATTATTAATAATCCAGAAGAAATTAAAGTAACAGAGCCTAATTGGTTACAAAAAATAACTAATCCAATAGTTGAAGCGATAAAGAACAAGGTAATAGATAAATTCGTTCTTCCTAAGACTGCTAATGAAGCTATCCCAGTTAGACTATCTAATGGAAAGAAATTTTATGAAGTATTAAGCAATATTGGAACTCAAATAGGTGGTGCAGTTGATACCAGTAAAATAGAAGATAGACTAGATATAAGTAATGATTTATTAACAGAAATAGAAACTAGCCAAGATACTCAAATCCAACAAGTTACTGATGTAACCAATACTAATACTCATACTGGAAATAAAGAATTAAGAACTTATCAAGAAAACCATATCTGTATTGAAAACACTACCAATACTCCACTCGGTGCTAATGGAGTCTTTACTGGTCAATGGCAGTATGTTTTAAACTATTCAGAAATTAGGATAAGTGTTATTTCTAATCAAAATAGTGCTACTGATGGATTGGCTATTCAATGGTCTACTGATGGTATTAATGCAATCTCTGGAGTTGAAGATAACTTTACTATAATGGCTAATAAGGGTAAGGCTTTTAGTACTCCAAGAAACTGGCCTTATTTTAGAATTGTTTATACTAACGGAACTGTATCTCAAGGAACATTTAATTTAATATCACAAGTTGATAGAATGGCTTCTAAGGGTTCGTCTCATAGAATAGCCGACAATATAGTTGGAGATGATGATGCTATCTTAACTAAGGGAGTTGTTACTGGACTTCGTGATGATGGAGTTTTTGGTAATGCTTTACTTGATAATGAGAATAGGCTTGAAGTATCATCTCAACCTTACTTATACGGTATTGCTGAAAATGCTATTGCTGGACATACTCCTCTACTTAAATTCGGTACAAGAACATCTATTGCTGCTAATACCCAGAGTTTAATTTGGGAAGGTACGAATGCTCTATATACCTACCTAACTTCAGCAGAACAATTAAAAGTATCCAGTTCTTCGGCTCAAGATGGAGTTGGCGGTACTGGAATATTAACCTTAACCTTAGTTGGACTTGATGGAAACTTTAACGAAATAACTGAAACAGTTACAATGAATGGAATAACAGTAGTAACAACAACTGCTTCATTTATTCGTATATTTAGAGCCTATGGTGCTACTTCTGGCAGTTCATCTACTAATGTAGGTAATATAACGATTACTAATAATGCTGGAACAAATCAATTAGTTTATATACCTGCAGGTGATGGTCAAACACTAATGACACTATGGACTGTACCAGCAGGAAAGGTCGCTTATTTAACTCAAGTAACAGCTTCTAATGATTCTGGTAAAGGTGCTAGATTTAGTCTTTATACTAGACTTAATGATGGTGGAATAACCTACCCTTGGGCTATTAAATACCGAGCTTATTTAGTTGGTGGAAATGAAGTAATACCTTTTAACATACCATTTAAAATACCAGCTAAAACAGATATTGAAATTAGATTTACCACCCCAACTGCTGCTGGTGTAACTGCTGGTGGTGCTACATTTGAACTCTGGTTTGAGTCGGTATAAAGTATGTTATATTGTACCCAGTTAAATATTTAAACCCTATTAGATAGGACAAATAAATTATGAGTATTGCAGATCAATTGTTAGATAAGATTGGTGTTAGTTTTGAAAAACTTACTCCCGAAGAAAGAAGTACTTACTTTGATATGCTTAAAGTTGAAGAAACTAAAGCTATATCTATTGATGAGTGGAAAGAATTTATATCCCAAATGATTATCGGTATTCAAAGTGCCTTAGTGGAATCTAAAGATGGTACTGATGAAAGTAAACAATTTAAATCACGTCTAAAAAATATGATTGTATTACAAAATTTCTTAGATTCACCAATTAAAGCTAAACAAGCCCTAGATAAATATTATAAAAATTATAAATTATAAAACTATGATAAATAGAAACACACTACCACAAGATGTCCAAGATATTTTAAATGATATCTTAAATAAAGATTTAGAAGATTTAAACGAAGAAGAACTTTGTTTTCTTAGTGCTAGAAAGGCTTACCTAAACAATAGAGAGATAGAAACATTTTTAGAAGTAAAACCTATTATTAAAAACGTTATTAAAAGAACTACCAAAAAAGGTAGAAAATAATTATTAATTTTAAACTCCCTATTTAGGGAACAAAACTATGGAACCAATAGACAATCGTGAAGAAATCGTTGTTGATGACGATAAGTTATTAGAAGAATTAGAAGAACTGGATGATGAAGAGAATAAACCAGTTGAAGAAGTTGACGAGGAAATAAAAGTAGATGAAGTTAAAAAAGAAGAAGTCAAAGTAGAACCAGAAAAGCCAAAGGTTGACTATGAAGCTAAATTTAAAGCATCTAGTCAAGAAGCTATGGTTATGAAAGCTAAACTAGATGAAATAGAAGCTGAAAAGAATAAACCAGTGGTTATTGATGATACTTATATGAAGTCTAACTATCCTGATTGGGAAGATATGACTACTACTGAACAAAGATTAGCTAAAGGTTTAGAAGAAACTAAACAAGCTAATAAAGAATTAACCGCCAAGACTAATGAATATAATAATGATAGACGATGGAGAGACCAAATTGATGAAACAGTAGACGATTTAGAGTTTATTGAGAAATATCCAGCTATTAAAAATAAAACAGAAGAATTTAAAAGATTCTGTACTAAACCTAGTAGAAAAGGTGTTGATATGGATGTTTTAACTTCAGCTTTCTTATTTGAATATAAAGAACCAGAGAAAGAATTAAGAACTATATTTAAAAATACTGATGGTGGACATGATAAGGTTGACCCAAAAAGAGGATTAACATTAGAAGAATCACAAGTATTAAGAAAGGCTAGTAATTCTAAGTTTATGGATAAATTAAAGGATCCTAAATACGACCCATTAGCTGATTTATAAGTAATTAAATCAAATCATCTACTTGCATTGAAAAAATTTGTGTTATATTCCAAGTAGAAAACTAAACTCCTTCTTTAGGGAACAGTTTTAATATTTATTATTATTGTTTTATTGAAGGAGTTTTTTTATGGCTGATTACGCTACAAAACTTGCTGAAGGCTTTTCACAAAAAGTTGTTCAGCTTTACTTCAACCGATCAATTTCCGATGATATCACTAACAAAAACTACGAAGGTGAAATCAAAGACAAATTATCTAAGTTGAATATTATTACGTTCGCTGCTCTTGGTATCAAAGTCTACAATGGTTCTGATATCACAGCTGATACCCCACAAGAAAGTGTTGGTGCTTTGACTACTGACCAAATGAAAGCTTTCTACTTTACTATTCCTAGTATTTCCAGATTCAAATCATGGATTAAAAACCCTGAATCATCCTTAATGGCTGATGCTGCTAATACATTGAAACAGACTGTTGATGCTTTCAATTTAAGTTTCTATGCTGATGTTGCTGCTGGTCAAAGAATCGGTACAGATTTCTCAACTGGTACTTGTACTGTTGTTACTGGAACAGGTGTCGTAACACACTCTGGTACTGGTTTCACTGCTGCTATGGTTGGTCGTAGCTTTAAAGCTGCTGGTCATACTGCTTGGTACAGAATTAAGGCTTACAATTCTACTTCTGAAATCGTAATTGAAGATGATTTAGATGATGTTGCAAGTGCATACACTGGTGGAGCAATCTCTGGTGGTACAGCATTTGTTATCCAAGCTGTTTCTGCTGTTCAAGTTACTATGGATACTCTTTATGAGAAATTAGTCGCTGCTAAGACTCTCTTAGACGCTGCTCAAGTTCCTGAAGATGGTCGTTATGTTGTGCTTCCTGCTGAATTAGCAAACTTATTCCTTACTTCTAAATACTTAATCCCAGCCGTTGGTGTTGCTTATGAAGAAGTTATCCGAAAGGGTATTATTGGAACAGTTGCTGGATTCATGGTTTACCGAAGTGAACAAGTAACCGGAGCTACTGCTACTGGTTGGCACTGTATTGCTGGACATAAATCATTCATTACTCATGCTTTCGGACTTAACGAAGTCGGAACTGAAGATGCCATTGGAAACTTTGGTAAAAAATTCAAATCCCTCCACGTCTATGGTTCAAAAGTTGTTGATGAAAGACGAAAATGTGGTGTTGAATTATTCATTAAACTTTAATCAGTTTAATTGATTGATACTAGGGGATAATCTCCCCTAGGAATGAGTTAATTAAAAATTAAATAATTATGAAATTTGAAATAAAAACAGACTTACCTATTAGTACACAATTAGAAATTGACAGAATAGAAGCTATTGTTTCTGGTGCTAGAACTGCACAAGAAGCTGCTTTTTTAGTTGCTCTTGCTCCTTATTTAACAAATGAAATATTAAGTGAAGATGCTGATGGATTAATCTTAGAAGCTAGAGGTTTAACTATTCCAACTGGTTATACTAACTTTGCTAAAGGTGCTACCTTTATTAAATATGATGCTGCTACTAAATCAATATATGAAAATACTGGTACTACTACTGTTGCTGCTTGGAATTTAATTGGTGAAGTTGATGGAACAGATATTGCTAATGGTTCTATTACTAATGCAAAACTTGCTAATCCTTTAACCCTTGCTGGTATAGAGTTATTTGCTAGTACTGCTCCAGTTAATGCTGTTGCTGCGACTAAACTTTTAACTATTGGTACTAATCCTACTGAAGGTGCTTTGGTTACAATCGGTGCTGTACCTTATAAGTTTAGAGTTGCTTTAACTGCTGGAACTGCTGCTAGTAAAGTAATAACTTCTGATAATACTGAAGTTGTTGATGGTGATACTGTAACTATTGGTTCTACTATCTATCGCTTCAAGGATACAATGGCTCAAGCTTATGATGTTAAAAGAAGTGGAACTGTTGATACTACTCTCGCAAATTTAATTAAAGCTATTAATGCTTCTGGTACTGCTGGAGTTGAATACTTTGCTGGTACTTTAATTCACCCTACTGTTAGTGCTGGGGTTACTATAACTTCTCATGGTTTTCCTGTAACTGCTAAGACTATTGGTTTTGGTGGTAATTCTATTGCTATTGCCGAAAATTCAATTCATTTATCATGGGCTGGTGCTGCTACTTTCTTGTCAGGTGGTGTTGATGCACAAGCTGCTAATGATGTTTTAATTGGTGGAACTACTGAAGTTTCTATTGATAACTTAGTTCTTGCTATTACTGCTGGTGCTGGTATTGGTACAAACTATGGTACTGGAACAGTTGTAAATCCTTTAGCTACTGCTGTTAAAGCTTCGGATGCTACAATGACTGCTACTAATAAGATTAAAGGTGTTATTGGAAACTCCACTGCTATTGCTGAAACTTTATCTAATGGTTCATGGGCTTCTGGTGATTTATTCTTAACAGGTGGTATAAATGGTACTGTTGGAGTTAAAAATGAAATAAGACTTGATGCTACTAATTTATATGCCTGTACAGCTGCTAACACAATTGCAGATGCAAACTGGAAAAAACTAGTACTTCAATCTTTATAAATTATAATTTAAAAAATAAATAAAATATGGCAGCTACAGTAAGTCTATCTGAATCAAATGGTGCTGGTGAAACAATCACCGCTTCTATTACAAACACAAACATGGGATCAACTGATGCTGTTAATTTAGTATCTGCTAGTTATCCTATTACTGCTAATACTCGTTCATATGCTAAATATCAAAGACTTTACTGTAGTAATTTAAATGGTTCTACAAGTATTGCTAATTTAAAAGTATGGAGAACTGGTTCTTTGGGTGGTTCTGATACTCATGTAACTAATGCTCGTACATCTGCTTATGCTGGTGCAAAGGCTTATGCTACTCCAGTAAATACTTCTATTGCTACAGTTGACCAAACAATGCCTACTTCTTCTCCTGCCGGTGCTAATTTAGGTATTGGTGGTTCATTGACCGGTGCTTTGACTGGTGTAGGTTATTCAGATTATTTAGTACATCAGTTGGTAGTTGATTCGGCTTCAACAACTGGTACAACAACAACTTTATCAATAAGTTATGATGAAATAGGTTAAATATGGAATACAAATTTGAAGGTAATACAATACCTAAAGAAGAATGGTACTGGATAGCCCAATACCAAGACGGTAGTACATTAAAACAATTTGATGACAATGGTTTCTATCACCAATTTATGGAAATAGACCAAAGTCAATTAAAAGTGTTTAAAATGGTTTCCGATAATCATTCAAACATCTTTACATTAATCTTTACAGAGGAGATGAAATTAATTCACTTCTATAAAAGATTTATGTTAGATATAGGAACAGAACAGTATAGAGAAATATCTTGTTACTGTTTTGGTTATGAGATTAAAGGACAAAAAATGATGGTAATGATTACTCCATCAAACGAAATAATTATTACAAATAATACTAATTTAATACAAATAGAATAATATGGCAGATGCAAAAATAACAGAGTTAACAAATACAGCAGTACCAGTTTCTACTGATATTATTCCTTATGTTTCTGATCCTGCTGGTACACCATTAACTAAAAAATCTACTGTTTCTAATCTTGGAGTTATTATAGTTTCTAACAAAAAAGCTACAGGGGCAGAAATAAACACTGGAACAGATGATACTAAAATAGTTACTCCTAAAGCAATAGCAGATTCATATTTATCTAATGGATATAATTCACTTTCTCGTCAAGCCATAATAAATGGAAACTTTGATGTATGGCAGAGAGGAATAAGTTTAGATAATACGGGAGTAATAACCTCTTTCCTTTTGGCTGATAGATGGAAACAAGCTAATGGTGCTGATGGTGGAACACTTCCAGCACATATTGTAATTTCAAAACAAAGTTTAACACCTGGTGATATATATAATTCTTCTTATTTTTTTAGGGTAGCTCCAGATGGTGCTGGAACATCTTTGGGAAATAACTCAATTTTTTACTTTGAACAAAGAGTAGAAAACGGAACTAGATATTTATGTGGAAATGGTAAAAAAGTTACTATAAGTTTCTATGCTAGAGCATCTGTGGCTGGTAAAAAAATGGGTTATGCTTTGCAACAAAATTATGGAAGTGGTGGAAGTCCTACATCTGCTGAAACAATCACAGGTGCATCTATAACACTAAGTTCTACTTGGACAAAATATAACTATACTTTTACTACAAATACTTTAGCTGGTAAAACATTTGGAACTGCTAATGATGATTTTTTAAGATTGATGTTTTTCTATCAATGGGGTTCTACACAAGGAACATCATTTGGATTAGGTGCTGCTGAAACCTATGGTGGTTCAGGAACTATTGACATAGCCCAAGTCCAACTCTGTGCTGGTGATGTAGCTCTACCATTTATGCCTAAGAGTTTTGAAGAAGAATTAAGA